CCTACGCGACCCACGAGGCGCGATCGCAGCACCAGCGCACCGTCAGGGCTCGGCGCGTCATCGGCAACGCGCAACGCATCATCGCGGACTACGAGGCAGGGCTTCAGGTCTCGCGGCTCACGCTGGACTGGGCTCGGGCAGTCGTCCGGGCGAACATCGGAGGACAAAACCATGGCTGAATTCCGCTCTGGTCGGATCGTTTGCCCGCCCTGCAACGGGGATTGCTTGCAGGGACGTGAGTGCGCACTATCGAAACAGTCTTACGCGCGCGTTTCCGACGACGCGTGGATCTGGCTGATCAGCGTTTCCGGCACCGCGTTCTGGGTCTGGCTGGCGGGCGTGGTGTTCGGGTGGTGGGCGTGATCGCGATTCCGCTGCGCACCGGCAACGGCCTGAACGGCCGGGAGCACTGGCGCGCCAGATCGCGTCGGGTCAAGGCTGAGCGAGAAACGGTCGCCTGGGGCCTCAAAAAAGTTCAGGCACCCCTACCCCCATGCTGCGTCGTTCTCACGCGCCTAGGGCCTTCTAGGGGCCTTGACGACGATAATTTGGCCGGGAGTCTGAAGGCGGTTCGCGATCAGGTCGCGGATTGGCTTGGAATCGACGACCGGCACTCCGATTTGGTGCGCTACCGTTACGCCCAGCGGCGCGCGAAGGATTGGGCGGTCACGATCGAATTCCGGGAGGAAGCATGCGAGCAGCAATCCTGACACTGTGCCTCATGGCATGCCTGGCGGTCATGCTGGCCGGGTGTGGAGGCGGCGATCCGCCCGACGATCGCAAGGCCGATCCGAGCCCGAACTGTGCGATGCGGCCGGACTCCTGCAAGTGACCTCGGTTGACTTCCCCCGCCTCATCGGCGACATCCAGTACCTGCTGGGCGAGGAAGACCCGGCGACGCATGTGCGAACGCCGATCGGCACGCCGGCCCTGTCGCGCTACCTCGGGGTCAGCCGCGGCGCGGTGCGCAACTGGCTCGATGGGACCGTGCCGAACTGGGACGACGGGCACATGCTCGTAGCTCGCTGGTGCTCGCTGACAGGCAAGGCGCAGGAGTTCGTGCCGCTGGTCAAACGCAGCCTGAGCGCCGCGCGCATGGCTTGACCGCACCACGACATATCACGCAGCATGCCGCCGTCTTGTCGACGGAGTTCAGGCATGAAGCGAGCGGTTCAGGTTCCCGGCGAGGACGCGGCGTTGCCGCTGGCCGATGAAGACGAGGCGATCGACCCGAAGGACGCGCGCATTTCGCAGCTCGAGCAGCAGAACACCGCGCTGCAGGCTGCGCTGACGGCGGCTCAGGAAGAAAACCTTGACCTTCGCGACCGCCTGGCCGGCAAGCCGAAGGTCGCCGCAGCGCCTGCTGCACCGCGCCTGATCGGCGAAGACTGGTCCGACCGCACCTCTGCCGACGCCAAGGAGGCCGGCGTCACGCGCATGGTGCTGTGCAAGGACGGGTACTACGTCCCGCCGAACCTGAAGGCCGTGTGACCATGTGCGACCCGATCAGCATCGCCGCGGTGGCTGTCGGAACGGTAGCCGCGAAGTCGCTGCTCACGCCGAGCATGCCGGGGTACACGCCCGGGCCTGATCCGGCGAAGGAGCGCGCCGCAGCGGAGGCGACTGCAGCCGCCGAGGCGAACAACAAGGCAGCCAGCGACAAGCGTGCACGGCAGGCGAACGCGCTGGCGCTCGGTGGGCCTGGCGACCAGCTCGGCGGCGGAACACCGAACAACGTGCTATCCGCTGGTGCCACGCCGGCACAGCGCTCGCTGGCCGTTGCCGGCCCGACCGTGACTGCGCTGGGTGGCGGCGCGCCGCTCGCCTCTGCCCGCGTACGCACGCCGCAGACTCCCACGCGGGCCTCGAGCGTCTGACCATGGCTGACGCAAAGTATCTGCTGCGCCGGTTCGCCACGCTCAAGACGCTGCGCGGCACGCACGAGAACGTCTGGCGAGACTGCTTCGATCATTCGTTCACGATCCGCGGCAATGGCCTGCAGCAGCAGACTCTCGACGCCCAGCAGACGCTCGACCGCAAGGCCCGGCTGGTGGACAGCACGGCCACCGATGCCGGGCGCATCCTCGCGAGCGCGCTGCAGTCCGGGATGACGCCTGCGAATGCGCGGTGGTTCGGGCTCGACGTGGAGGGCATCAGCGAAGAAGCACAGCGTTGGCTCGACCAGGCTGCGGAGCAGTTGCACCAGGAGATCCACAACGCGAACTTCGACGCGGTGGGGATGGAGTGCCAGCTCGACATGGTCGCCGCCGGCTGGTTCGTGATGTTCGTGGACGTGAACCGCGAGGTGGGCGGGTTGCGGTTCGAGGCGTGGCCCATCGGCCAGTGCTACATCACGACGACAGTGGCGAACGGGCGCGCGGATACGGTGTTCCGCGGCTACTGCCTGAGCGCTGAGCAGGCCGTGAAGGAGTTCGGCGAGCAGAACGTCTCGGCCACCGTCGCGGCCAAGGCGAAAGAAGAGCCCGATTACTCCGTCGAGATGCTGCACGCGATCTACCCGCGCTCGCCCTACGTGGTGGGCGCGAAGATGGCGCGCAACATGCCCATCGCGTCGTGCCACGTGGAGGTGCAGACGCAGACCGTCGTGCGCGAGTCGGGCTTCGAAGAGATGCCGGTCATCGTGCCGCGCTGGTCTCTGATCCCGGACAGCGTGTACGCGGTCGGCCCGATGTTCGACGTGCTGCCGGACGTGCGCGAGTTGAACGACCTGAAGCGGCTAGACAAGGCGGCAGGCGAAATCGCGGTCAGCGGCATGTGGATCGCCGAGGACGACGGCGTCCTGAACCCTCGCACGGTCAAGGTCGGGGCGCGAAAGATCATCGTTGCGAACAGCGTCGACAGCATGAAGGCGCTGACGACCGGTGCGAACTGGCAACTCGCCGACGTGCGCATCTCGCAGTTGCAGGCGGCGATTCGCAAACTGCTGATGGCCGACCAGTTGCAGCCGCAGGACGGGCCGGCGATGACGGCCACCGAGATCCATGCGCGTGTCGCGCTGCTGCGCCAGCAACTCGGTCCGCTGTTCGGGCGCATGCAGGCGGAATACCTGCAGGGCGTCATCGAGCGATGTTTCGCGCTCGCCTTCCGCGCCGGCCTGTTCGGCGATCCGCCGCAGGAACTGGCCGGGCGCAACTTTGCGATCAAGTACATCAGTCCGCTGGCGCGCTCGCAGAAGCTCGAGGACGTGTCGGCGATCGACCAATTGAACGCCGGGATCTTCCCGCTGATGCAGCTCAAGCCCGAGGTGGCCGACAACATCGATTTCGATCTGCAGACGATCTCGAAAGCCGAGGCGCTGGGCGTGCCGATGAAGACCATGCGCACCGCCAACCAGGTCGCAGCCCTGCGCGATGCGCGGCAGAAGCAGCAGGCCCAGGCGCAACAGCAGGCGCAGGCGCAGCAAGTTCAAACCATGGCGACACAGGGCGCGATCGACCGCTCGGTGAAAGCCGCATAGGAGCCCCAACATGGCAGGCCCGAACCTTCAAGAGACTTTCGCGACCGGGTCCGATCCCGTGTCGGGCAACAACAGCGACGTGATGACGGTTCCGACTGGGACCACGACCGCGCTGCTGACCATCACCGGCCTTGACGCCTCGAACACCGTGAAGACGCAGAAGCGCACTGCCGGCGGGACGTTCGCCGATCAGACGACGTACAACTCGAACCAGACCAACACGGCTGTGACCGTCGCGGCCGGCGAAGAGTGGCGCATCGTCGGCATCACGCAGCAGGCGTTCAAGGACATTCGCTACAAGTTCTCCTGCGAAAGCTGACCATGAGCAATCAATCGTACGCATCTGCGGTCCGCTCGGCGACGTTCACGGGCGACGACAACAAGAAAGTCCCGGGCAACAAGGGTTGCGTCGCGGTCATCAACGTCACGGCTGTTCCCGGCACCGACACGGTCCAGTTGACCATCGAGGCCAAGGATGCGACCTCGGGCGTCTACACGACCGTGCTGTCTGCCGCCGCGCGCGTCGCCACGGGCACCGATCAACTG